TCCAGCTTTGTAATAGTCTTAAAAAGTTGTTGTGCAATTTGATTGTTTTTCTGTCGCCGTTCAAGCTCGATGGCTTGTATCTTATTGCCCTGTTGTCGCGCTTTTGCAATATCAATAGTTAATTTTAATCCTCTGGTTTCTAAGTCGTTGAGGCCCCTTAGAAGCTCTTGCTGTGTTTTAAGTTCTTTGGTGAGAGCTTTAGCTTCATCAAATTTTTCGCCAATAATTGAACCGATAAGGCCACCAGCAAAGCTGCCCATAGCCGCACCACCTGGCCCCAATATGCTGCCCAAGACGCCACCGGCAAGACCACCAATACCGCCTCCAATAGCACCGCCTGCACCTTGCCCTGTTAGCAATGGGAAAGCAGCACTAATTGCTGCTCCTGGAAGCGCTCTAGAAAGCACACCACCAACGCCGCCCGCTTTAGCAAATCTTCCGCCAATACCTCTTAGACCTCTTGCACCGCGCCCAGCCATACCCGCAAAAGTGGGCATACCCAAAGAAGCACCTAAACTGCTTAAGCGGTTGGGAGCAGGAAAAGGACCAATCGGGGTCCTAAACGAGTACATCGTTTCCCCTTTTTGCAATTTAACCCGTTGCGTAATAAGGCGAACCTCATCAGCTGTTGCTGCATTGATTTTTCCTTGCGTTTCAAGCTTCTTGTTGAACGTTGCAGCGCTTTTTTGCTCTAAACGAAGCAACCCCTCCTGAAGAGCCTTCTCCTCAGCTAATAACTGCTTGTTCCGCATTCTCATTTGAGAATATGGAAGCGGAGAAGAAAGAGCAGTTGAACTTGCCGGCCCAGGGCCGATTGGAGCAGAAAAAGCCGTTTGACCGCGAATCGCTTGCGGCCTTAAATATCTACCAGCCATGCTGGTGCGTGACCTTGGAGGAGTAGCCGCTGCGTTGTACTTCTTCAGCTCGCTAGTTGCCAAGCCTCTTTTTTTGATCTCTTCGTCAAGCAGCCTGTTCTGTCTTGTTTGCGCTGCACTTGCGTTGGCTAACGCATCAACATACAACTTAACTGCTTTAGTCTCATCGTCGGTGTTAATAGCCGCTTTAGCTAATAACTCAGATGATTTTCTAAGCTGTTCGTTGTATTTAGCTAACGAACCTCGCCGTTGACTAGCGAGAGTATCGACCTGACTTTCAAGCCTTTTTAGGGCTTGCTCCATCTTGCGGACAGTTTCCTGTCCTCTGGTGACTATCTGGATTTCAGCCTTGTAAGCCACGTTCCAGTCGCCACACGTTAGTTCTCACTTTAGCGTCTGCGCTTGGCCTTTTCCATTTCACGCTCCGTGTCCTCGTTTAGAACCTGGAAGTAAGCGCTCCAACCAATCAGCTCCTCACTGGTCATCTTGGTGCGGACTTCAGACAAGCTCATGCCTAGCTCCTTGGCAACGCCAAATTGCAGCATGAGCCAGTTGTCTTTCCGAAGCTCCGCACTCAGGATTTTGGGTCGATCGGCTCTTCGTCATCAGTCAGCACAGCAACCATCAGACTCTGCAGGTCGCTGTCCTTCACTTCGTTCTTCAGCACATCAATTTCGCCGGGTGAAAACAGCTTCGCTCCACTTTCATCCATGGCCTTTGAAAGCAGCAACTGCAATGCAAATGCTGAAGCATCATCAGACTTCGCCTGACGTTGGGCACGCTCACGCTCAGCAGCAGTAAGCGGAGTCACCCACATCTCAAACTCGCTGCCGTCCGAAAGAACTACAACCTTTTTTACCGGCTCCAAATTCGCAGCTTTACGCAGACGATCGATTGCACGAGTTGGAATCGAAGAAGGCATAAATATGCTCACTGATGCCTGTAGTGTAGCGCAAGAAAAAACCCCGACCTGTTGGCCGGGGCATTTTTATGATCGCAACACTTATCAGGTAGTAGCGAAGTCGAAGCTCGGAGTTGCCGCAGGACGGAAGTTCACAGCCACAGATTGAGCATCATCAGGGTTGACGTTCATGCTGGCAGAAGTCAGCACTGCATCAAACTCAATGAAACGGCTCAACGTATCGCTCAACGAACCACCGCTATACACACGGTCGATGTAGAGCTTGATGGCTGCACCGCCTTGCTGGCGCTGAAGCACGTCTTGAACCATCCGGTTAGACAATGCTGCGTCTTCATTCGTCATGTAAACATCAGCGCTACCCGAACCATCACCAAATCCAGCGATGTAGCTCCGGAACGGCACATACTGACCAGGCGTTTGACCGATGGTTGTTACATCGATCTCGCTGCGCTCGATCTCAAACGTCCAGTTACGAACTTGGCCAACTACAGCGTAATCGCCGTAAGCAACCTGAAACTCGTTGGGGCTAGTGGCTGTACCAGCAGCCGTGATGCTGATCGTAGAGCCGCCAAGAGTGGCAGAAACCTGCAGAACACCAGTGCTAGCGGTGTACGCAATCACGAAATACGTCGTACCAGCAGTGATGCCAGTAGGCAACGTGCCAGAAGGCGTGCCGCCCTGCTGGTTGACAACACTGAACTTGACAGGATCACCAACCTTAAAATTAAGGAAGGTTTCTACCGTCACGGTGTCGTTTGCAGTGCTGACATCAGCAGGGGCAAAGGTTCCGCGTGTTCCAGCGGGCTTGTAATAGAGAGCGCCGGACGTGCCGGACAGAACAGTGGTGGCCATAGGGCGTACCGAGATTTAGAAGTCTGCGGGCTACGCCCGGCTAAAAACAGATTAGCGCAAAGTATTTACGGAAGCACTGTCGCTACATACCCAGCCTCTATCTGTCCTACAAAATGAGGAGCTGCGTCTACCGCTGAAAATGTTGGGCCATTTATTTCCCCAATTCGGAAATACACGTCCCCAGTGACTGCTGTCTTTGCTGTGTCGTTCAAAGTTTCCAAGACGCCAACCGCAGTCGTCATCAGCGTTTGATTGCGGGCTGGGCCTTGGCCCTTTTCGCTAAAGACTCTAATAACAATCGCTCCACGCGCATTATCGACGCTAGAAGTGAGTGTCGCTTCGTTTGTCGCTCCAAAAGTGACGTTTACTCGAACATATTCAGTCGTAGTGTTTAGTGGAGCGGCTGTGATGTTGTCAAAAAATACGGGTACAGCAGGGCTAAGACCGTTGAAAGCGGTCAGCAAAGGACCCTCGACAGCAGCGCGAATTGACTGATAGTTCATTTGAAGTCGGCCTCGGCTTTTTTCATGGCACGGTCTACCGTCTTCTGAAGGTTACCGCCCTCTGTATAGGTCACAAACCAATCGAGTTCTGCAGTTGAGCGATTAGGCCCGCTACCGCCTGGACCACTGCCTTTCGGCCAAGGCTCACCACGAAGACCTCCAGAGCGCCTGCCACGAGCAATCGGTTTAATTGCATCTGTGCCGGGATCCCTAAACTCTCCTGGTCTCAAATCACACGCAATATCTGCATAAGGAGCCGTATTTTTAATCTTGAACGGCGACCCCAGCAAGTTTGTTCTAACGTCTCGACCCGAAACTCTTGGTGCTTTAACTGGCTGAGGAGTGCCTTCAACTCCCGTGCCGCCAGACGATGAAGTTGCAGTCTCTATTTGCCAAGAATTTGCAAACTGACCTGTCCAAGCCGGACCAAGTTTCTGCAAGTCCTTTACGACATTTTCGGCAGCAGCAGCGCGTGAGTGATACAAAGCACTGACCGTAATTCGATCAATCTCTTCCAAAAATCCTTTAAAGCCAGCACTTGCCATTACTGCGGCCTCACGAAAAGCGTGTGCATCACTGGGTTGTCGCCACGATAGCTCGTTATATTGATGATCTTGGCTTCTCTTGTAGCACCATCCTGCGTGTACTGAACTCGATCAGCTTGCGTTGGATAATACGTTCCAAGCTCATCGGTGCCGATAATAATCTTGAGGTCCGTTGATTGATACAGGCCCTCAGATTCCGAAGGCGTTAGACGCAAGATCACGCCCTTCACGGTTACATTCGTGTCCGCCCCAGTGACTGCTCCAGTGGATGGAGTATAAGTTCGGGGCGTTGTAGTTTTGATGTACGTGATGTCTTGACCCCAGTCGTCAAGGATTGACTTGGGGATTGGGGCGAATGTCGTATCAATCAGTCCCATATCAACCCCTCACCACACGGACCTGATAGCTGCCACTGCCGCCCAAACAATAAGCGCCAAGATAAGACTGCAGCCAAGGGTAAACATCAAAAACGTTATTAACGGTTCCCGTAGCTTGACTAGAAGTGTTGTACTTAACTTTGAGTTCTCCGAGTTCGACTTCTTCGTATAGCCCCTTATCGCCGGTAGTCCCTGTAATTGAGTCCGTGTCATTAGCCAGTGCGTTCGCTAACTCATAAGTAGCGTATTTAATATCGTTTGGAATGCTCGTGCAAACCAACTCAACTCGGTCAACGTGATAATCGTTGCGAGGCCAGCTCAATGCTTGGCTGTTATCGCAACGCTCACCATAAAAATTCAATGTGTCGATCCAGCGCGTTGCAGAGATCAGCGCTCGATTCTTTGCGTCGTCAGTCTTGTTATCCCAGTTGGTGCTGCTTGGAACGGTCTCGAAATAAGCGTCCGCTTCCGCCAGCGTCACGTAGCTGTTGGCTGTCGCACTCTTCAGGGTGGCGTTGATTGTGGCAGCCATAGTGCAAAAAGAAGGTGGCCCCACCTAATGGTAGGGCCGTTTTCAACTACCGCGATCAGGGGATAGCGGTGGTATCGAGCGGGGTGTTCACGATCAGTTCGACCATGGGGATCAGGTCGATGTCGTAGGTAGCCGCCCAGTTGCCAGCTGTTGCAAGCTGTGCGTTGGTCGGGTTGTCAGCAGCGTTGCTCCACTTGGTGCCCATCACGTGATAGGCAGTGTGGTAGTCAACCGAGATCACATCCTGCTTGGAGAGGATGTTGCGGTCAGCTTCAACGCGCAGGTCCTGCTGCACACCCTCAAGGATGGTGCCGGACTTCAGCATGTAGCAGCGGAACTCGCTGACGTGGGTGGAAGTACCAGGACGCACAGTGTTGACCTGAGAGTCAACGATCACGCGCATACCGGCAAACTCACCAACTTCACGAGCGCCAATGCCAACACCACCGCCACCCCAGGTCACCGCGCCAGAAGCAGACAGTGCAGAGGTAGAGAAGGTCAGCATTCCCACCTGATACAGGTAGTAAGCGACGGAGGGGTGAACAACCAGAA